TGGCGTTAACCATAGCGGAAAGCTGTTCAATAGGCTTTCTTTTGGAACGCGTCGTTCCCCGGGCTGGAGGGAGGTCTAAGAAGACCTGCCTCCAGTCCCACGGGGTCCGTAAACCTGGTTTCAGGTTTGCGCGTCCTCAGCTTGCAATGCACACGGGTGAGCGTGAGCACATTTCTTTTCTTCATCATGTCTGGGCGGCCCCGGCCTCCCGACGGAAAGGGTGGTGTAATTCCATCCAACCCGTCTGGGAGGCCACTTGGGCCGCCTTGTCCATGCTTGAAGTTCCACTTTCTTTGGCCGACGTTGAGGCGATTCGGCGGTGGGTAACGGTTTCTGTTGTCGGGAGCGGTATCGGTTTTGTCGCTAAGTGTTTTAAGGCACTTGCTAACCGGTCCCGGTCCTTGGCAGCCGCCATTGGCGGTCCCGTTCCCTCCGCCGTTCGCCAATTCTCGGCCCCACCCCCTCTCCATCCTGGATCTCCGTCGGCTTTCGGTCGCATTCTGCGAAAGATACGGCGTAGTCGTGTTGGTGTAGCCCGGGCACGGGAGCTTTGTCAACTCTCGTCCATCGCCCGTGCTTTGCCTCCAGCTGACAACGCCGTTTGCGACCGATCCCTTGAAGATCACAGGAATACACTTGCCAGGAAGGTGGTTGTTCCACCTCCGGTAATCTCTGAACTCCGCGAGTTTTCCGAAAATTGGGGCCGGCGGTTTGGGCGATTTGCCAACACATCCGTTGCTTCTCTCAGCGCGAGCTCTTCTGCTTCTTTGGACTACTCCCGAAAACTTGGCGGCCTTAGGGCCGACTTGAAATCGGTAGTAGACACTTGGAGCAGCGAGCCGGCCGGGAGCGCATCGGATGGCGCCCATCCCGCCCCCACATTTTCGGATCCTACTCGCTTCACTCACCAAGGTGAGTTGAATCGGCAACAATATCAACTTCAAGGTGTCGTTCCGACCCGGGACGTGGTGGAGTATGTGGTCAACATATTCCAAGACCCGGATCTGGAGCGCACCCGTGTTGCCAGGATGATCAGAGACACCTCCCTTAGGCGGTTTGTGAACCGCCGCGGCCCTCTTCCATGTCGGGCGACTACGGTTCGAGAGCGCGGGTTCAAGGCCCGCGTCGTTACCAAGTCGCCTTCCGATGTAGTTGAGGTTGGCCATCTTGTTCGCAGCGTTGTCTGGCCGATGCTGGAGAAAGACCCTAGGGTACGCGCTTCGCTCGAAGGCGGCAGACTCGAGGAGGTTTTCGCAAACCTCTCCGAGAACCGCATCAAGTGTCCCGTGTCCCTGGGTGATCTCCTTCTGGTATCGGCCGACCTGACAAAGGCGACAGATGGCTTTAGCCGTGACACTATTCTTTGTGTCTGGGATGGCGTGTGTAATGGAGCCCAACTCCCCGAGGACGTTCGTAAACTTGGCGAACGACTCCTCGGCCCTATGCGTGTCGAATACGACGAAGATTCGGGCCTGGAGGCTCTGGATACAGAGGGTGGCTGCCTGATGGGGCTGCCACTTTCTTGGTTTATCCTCAATATCATCAACCTCTGGGCCTGTGAGTCTTCGATTCGAGAGGCGTGCCAAAGCATTGGCTTGCCGAAAGAGGCTAGTGTCGACCTCTCTCGGTTTGCCACCTGTGGCGACGACCTCGCTGCCGTTATGCCAGCGGCAGCTCACGCAGGGTACGAACGACGGGTTACCGATGTTGGAAGCGGATTGTCGGCCGGGAAGCATCTTGTATCGAACCACCTTTTGCTCTTTACGGAGCAAATGTGCTGGTTCGAAGCGCAAGAGTTCCCGGCCCCGGCATATTCCATCTTCGGTTGGCTGAAGCCTGGCTCGGCAGTCCCAGACGGTTTCCGTTCCGGTTACACCGCGTTTAATGCTGTCCAGATGATCGACTACGTACCGGTACGTAGTTTGATCCATCCTGGACATTTCGCAATAAAGCGGATTTCCGGTCCGGTACCGTTTGAGCTGCCGAGCTGGGCCACCTCCGGTCCTGCGATTTCTTCGGCGATTCCGGCCTGGTGCCCTACGTGGAAACGTAAGGTAATCAGCCGGATCGCCAAGGTTCTCAGACCGGAGGTAGCAGCCCTCCGAAGCGTCGGTATTCCCCCGTTCGTTCCGCGGGAGTTGGGGGGTGGCGGGTTTCCACCGCCGAGGCCCGGCAAAGTCTTGCATGACGCCCCCGCGACTTACCGACAGTTCCTCTTCCGGATCCTGATTGACCATCAGGAAGGGAAGGAGGAGAAGGCTGTCGGTTCGATTCGCGGTATCGTGAACCTTTGGCGTACATGCGGAGTAGCCGGGGACCTGCTTTCGGATGCTTTGACCGAGGCAGAGGAGGAGCTTAAGGTTAGGCCCCTGTGGGAGTCGCCCGAGGGCGGCAGTCTTCGCGAAAGACTGTCGACCGTCCTGGACGACCATTTGACACTCACAGAGGACGACGCCTTGCTCCGCCTCGCATCGGTTTGGGCACCGGCATTGGGCATAGCCGGTTTCAGTGGGGGACGACCTTACTTTAAACCGTTCTATAAGTTCGTTGCCGAGTACCGAAAGCGGGTCTTGTCCTTGGCCTCGACTATCACTGGTCGAGGGAAACCCTTGAAGAATGTGGATGAGTCGGATTTGGCAATCCGACTCAAAGAAATGTGCTCCGGCCCGGTGGTTTATATCCCTCGTGAGAGGATACCACCGGGGCTCGGAGTGTGCATTGTAGGCATGCCCTCCCGAAGGAGGATCATTGGATTGCACCGACAAAGTCAGTCCAATCGCATGGTACCGAAGC